ACGCGGCACGGGCCGCTGTAGATCGTCGCGGGGGCCGCGGGGGTCACGGTCCCGTTGTTGTTGTCGACCACCGGGGCGCCAGAGCTGGCGCGGGTGACGGTACAGGCGTCGACCATCATCGACTCCGCATGGGCGCGCAGCTCTGGCAGGGTCGCCGCGATGGCGTCCGCGAGGGTCACGGGAAGTCCAGCCGCGAGTCGTAGGTGGAGGGCGGGGTGCTGACCGGCCACTGCACGTCGTCGGCCTCGAACCCGGGGCGGGTCGAGTAGAAGCTCGAGCCCGTCGCCGGGTTGAGCAGCGCCCACCACTCGTCGGAGATGTCTGAGGTCTGCACGCCCGTCTCGAAGCGGCGGGTCATCGACCCGTCGTCGACCGACACCGTTTCGCTCGACACGCGCGAGTCGCCGCGTCGGACCTTGGCGACAACCGCCTCAGCCTCGACGTACCGCAGCACCTCCTGATCCAGCGCCGACAGGTCGCCCAGCCGGGACTGAATCAGGATCTCCACGCCAGAGAGCCACCAGACGATCTGGCGGGCCTCTGCGTCCGAGGATGCGGGGCGGCCGAGCGCAGTTTCGACATCTTCCGTCGTTGCAGCAGTCACGGCCGCCCCACCTCCTCAGTGCTCAGTTGATCCGACGATCAGGAGGCGTCGGTGTAGGCGACGAACGCGCCGAACGCGTCCGACTTCACGAAGCCGTAGTACGCCTCGACGAGCAGGAGCACGAGGTTCTCCTGGAACGCGGAGTGCGTGGCGCCGTTCTCGTCCACGTAGGAGGCCGAGTCGGACACCTTGATGGTGATGTCCATGCCGACGCCGTAGGCGCACTGGGACCAGTCGCCACCGATGGCGCGCAGCTTGGTGTCCTGCACGGGCGACTCGGTGATCGTGGCCTGCGATGCGGCGGCGGTGCCGCCGGTCAGGGCGGTCTGGTTGACGCTGAGCGGGCCGGACGCACCGCCGACCACGTTGAGCGTGAAGGTGAACGGGCCGGGGGCGGTGCCGGTGACGGTCGCAGCGGCCAGTCCCGGCAGGAGCCGGACGGCGGTCTGGATGGTGCCGGCGGCGGCGTTGAACGCCAGCGGGGTCGTGGTGTTGCCACCGTAGGTGATGGTGAACGTGCCACCCGTGGGGGTGCCGACGAGGGTCACGACCTGCACCCGGCCGCCCTGGCGACGGTAGTCGCCGGAGACGCCACGGTTGTAGTACGCCGGGTAGCCGATGAGCGACCCGCCGTTGCCGTTCAGGCCCGCGGTGGGACCGTCGACCCACAGCGGCTTACCCGTGGTGTCCGTGTTGAGCTTCAGCGTCGGCCGCAGGCGCGGGTCCGCGGCGAATCCGGTGAAGTCGTAGCCGGCGTCGACCACGACCTTCTCACCGTTCACGAGGTCGGTGAACATGCCACCCGTGGCCTGTGAGGCGGTTCCGAGCTCGACCGACGTGACGCCCTTCTTCAGGTAGTCGGTGAACGGGCCGGCGCCACCCGTGCGGAGGTCGAGACCGTGGATCGCGGCGTAGTCGAACGCGCGGGCGATGGCCGTCGGCAGGTCCTGACGAAGCTGGGCGTACAGCCCGGCCGCGTTGGTCATGGCGATCTCCTGCGAGACCGGCACGAGGAGGGCGACCTTCTTGCCCACCATCGTCTTGATGCCGACCTGACCGTTGCCGACCGGCTTGACGCCGCCCTCAGACACCCAGCCAGCGGCGGGGACGTCCATCGAGACGGGGATGGCGGTCTGCGCGGTCATCGCCAGCGGGACGCGCCGGGCGAGGGCCATGACCGCGGACGACTCCACGGCCTTGTCGAAGATGGGGCCGGTGATGGACGCCGGCAGGAGCGTGTTGTTGATGCTCGAAAGGCTCGTAGCCATGATGGGTTGACTCCTTGGTCAGGTGGGGTTCAGCCGGCCATCTGGCGACTGAGGAACGATGCGAAGTCCTGCTCCGGCGAACCGGCGGCAGGGGTGCCCGTAGCGCCCTGGGTGAGGTCGGGGCGCGGGCCGGGCGCGGTGATGGGTGGGGTGTCCGCCCCGTTGGTGGCGGCAATGCGGGCCGCGATGGTCCGCATGGTCGACTCGTCCTTGACCGAGCGCAGCAGCTCGAGGTCGTCCGCCGCGGTGATGCCGTTCTCGGCGGCCACGGTCAGCACGGTGTTGGCGAGCTGCGTCTGGGTGAACTGGTCCTGCAGCGTCGCCACGGTGGCGGCGAGCACGGACACGTCGGGCGTGTCTTCCGGCTTGATGCCGAGGGCCTGCGCGATGGCCTGAGCCTGCGTCTGCTGCGAGTCCCGGAGACCGTTGAACTTGGTCTCGAGGTCGCGGTTCACCTTCTGCTGCGCCTCGAACTTCGCCTGCCAGTCCGTCTCGGGCTGGCTCTGGGGGTTGCCCCCAGCGGCGGGGTCCGCTGCGCTCTGCGGTGCGTCGGTCGGGGTGGGGTCGGACATTTGTGTCTCCATCTCGGAGTCAGCCCAAGACCTCGCGTCTCGGGAAGTTCTAGAGGGCCATGCGGGCGACCTTGGACAGGTCGGCCATGATGTAGCCGTTCGCGGCGAGGAGCTTCACGGCTTCCTCGCGGCTGGAGGCGAACTTGTAGATCGCCTCGGGGGTCGGTCGCGGGCCGGATCGCCGCACGACGTAGTTCTTGACGTAGCCGCGCCGGCCCACGTTGGTCGCCGTCTCGCGGGCCACCTCGCCGCGCTGCTTGGCTAGTTCGCGCTTGACGTAGGAGTTCCACCCTCGGCGCGTCGTGCCCTCGGACGTGTAGAGCCCGTCAGCGGATCGACCGCGCCGGGAGTTGATGACCTGGTTCATGTCGGCGCCGTCGCCGATCGCTCGGCGCTGCACCTTCGTCAGGTCCTTGACGTCATCAGGGCCGATGTATACGCCCAGGTCGAAGGGGTCGGACTCGGCGTAGGGAATGTGGAAGCAGTCGCAACGGGGGTGCCGCTCGAAGCCCTGATTGAACTTGAACAACTTGCCAGCCAGGACTGCGCACCGCTGGCAGCAGGGTGGGTTGACGTGCCGAATCCAACCCGTCTTAGGCGTGGCCGCGATGGCGACACTCGCTGCGCTGCGTGCCGTGTCCGAGATGGTCGTGTGAACGGCCATGTCGAGCCACTGGCCGCCAATCCGCAGCCGCTCGTCCAGTGAGTCGGCGTTGGCCTCTCGCGCCTTCACGACCGCCCCGTAGAGCAGCGTCTCGAGCTCGCGCCCATCCGCCGCGATGCCGGCGAACCCTTCCGGGCGAACCGTCCCGACAGCCTCCGGTGACGCGCCAACCTCGGCCAGTGACGCCGGGACGTAGGACGCGCCCGAGCGGGCCGCGCCCAACTGCGCCGACGCCGTGAGCAGGGCCAGCCTTGGGCCGATCCGTGCCCACCCTGCGTCGAAGTCTGAGCCGATCATCGACCACTCGCGCCGGGTCAAACCCAGCGTGGCAACGATGAGACGCTGCTGCGCCCGGTAGTGGTCAGAGACCGCCTGCGGGAGCACCCGCGCCACCCGTCAGCGCACGAGCCGCACCGAGGATCGGATCACTGGACATCTCCTGGTCGAAGTAGGCGCGCTCCTTGGCCTTGCGAGCCTCGGACCAGCCGAGCTCATCCCAGTAGCCCTCACGGGACAGCACGCCGGCCGCCTTGCGCTTCGCCAGCGCATCCTCACGCTGGGCGATGGTCGGGGTAGCGGGGTCGAAGAAGTCGGCGCGGACCCTGTTGCCCTCGACCTCGCGGCCGGTGGCGAACCGAAGCGCGAGCGCGCCGGTCCAGCCCAGCGACATGCCGACCTCGTCGTTCTGCGACTCCACCGAACGCACCAGCCGCGCCTCGTCGGCCCGGATGCTGCCCTCGGTCGGGGGGTTCGCGGAGAACAGCCCGAAGTACCGGGCGGGGAAGCCCGTAGCCACTGCGGCCTGCGTGCCGTAGATGTTGAGCGCAGTCTCGAAGTTCTTGAGGTCCGCGGCGTCGAGCTGACCGACCTTGCCGGCAGGGTTCGTGATGGTGTGGATGGCGTCGAAGTACGCCTCGAACTGCGGAATCGGGTGCCCGTCAGCGTCCACGAAGTCACCCGATGCGACACCCGTCATGAACATGCGCGGGATGCCGTGCGCCTCCTGCGCGAACTGCAGGTTCGTCAGGGAGCGCGCAGCCGCGTCCACGAGCGGGATGATGTCGGTCATCTGGGACTCGCCAGACCAACCGCCCGTCATGCGCCGGTTCAGGTGCATGACGACAGGCACCACGCCGAGCCCGTGGCGGTCCCGGTCGATCTCAGCCCACCGGCCATCGTCGCCGCGAGCAACCCACACGGTCTGATCCGGCAGGTACAGCGTGACGTGGGTCGGGGTGACGCCGGCAGGGGTGGACCCGTAGAAGCGTGCGGCGGCCGTGACGACCTCGCGGCGACGGTCGACCTCGGCCACCATCTCCCGCGGAGACTCGACGCGCACGAACGGCAGCGACTTGTCGTCCTCGTTCGCGCCTAC